CTTAATGTAATTGTTTAAATTCTTTCCTATGGCTCAATTTAACTGGATTCCAAGTCCTCAAAGTTCTACAAATTGCGGTTGCGCTCCATTAAATTCGATGGATTGCAATTGGCCCAATATCGGAGCCACTGGAGCCACAGGCCCAGCAAATGGGCCAGTAGGGGCCACAGGAGCCAGCGGATTCAATGGATTGGATGGGGCCACAGGAGCGACAGGAGACGTTGGGGCCACAGGCATTGGTTCTCAAGGTGCCACTGGCGCAAGCGGTTCCAGTGGATTGACTGGTGCTACAGGAGACGTTGGGGCCACGGGTATTGGTTCTCAAGGGGCAACGGGGGCAAGTGGTTCTGCTGGGGGAGCAACTGGCGCAGGAACAGACGCTATTTTCTTTTTAAATGGTCAGACAGTAAACACATCTTACACAATACCAACACTTCAAAATGCAGGTACATTTGGCCCAGTCACAATTGATGTTGGAGTTGCTGTAACAATTCCAAGCGGATCAGTTTGGACAATAGTATAATTATTACAAAAATAATGCTTGCATTAACAATATTCACAATTTATTTTAAAGGATAATACCTCATGTCTTGCTCTAACTCTTCATCCACTTGTTGCCCAGACGTTCCTTACCCGTCAGTGTCCCCAGAATCTGTGCCTTCATTGATTGGCAATCTTGTCTATGCACTTTATGGCACAATCGATAAGACTATAATTAATGGACGTGTTGTTTGGGATATCCCCTGTGACCCAAATAACACTGCTGAAGTAGATCAAATTCCCCGCGAAGAAGGTGAAGGTTTGCTTTGTTACTTGCTTCGTGTCTTTGCAAATAGCCTCGATGGTTATGGATCGTTTTTGCGTTGGGGATTTACAGGAGCAGGTCAAACTAATTTTACATTAACTGGAGCATGGCAACCTGATCGTAATGCTTACTTGGCATATATTGATGGTGTAGTACAAGATCCAATTAACTACACGATTTCCACAAGTCTTCCGAGAGTATTAACATTTTCAACACCCGTTCCATCTGGATCAGAATTAACTGTCATTGAGCTTTCTAGCAAAGCTGGAGCCACTGGTGCTAGTGGCGTTGTGGGCAGCACTGGGGCCACGGGTTTGCAGGGATCCACTGGAGATGTGGGGGGTACTGGGGCAACGGGTTTGCAGGGAAGCACTGGATTGGGTGCTACTGGTTTAACAGGAGCCACGGGCCTTGACGGAGCCACGGGATTGCAGGGCGCAACTGGTTTTGGTGCAACAGGTTTGACTGGGGCCACGGGTTTGCAGGGAAGCACTGGCTTGAAGGGAAGCACTGGTGATGACGGAAGCACTGGCGCGTCTGGTATTTCCCCAGTTATTGTTCGTCAAAGTTTTACAGCACATGATATCACGCTTGGATACAAGCAATTTTACTTTAGCCCAACCGCTCCTATTGGGTGGACATACGGATCTCGACTTCGTGCAGTTGCTAATTCAGCATATCCGTGGGATTGGGTTGAGGGAATTGTTATTGAAGTAAACGATTCTTGGGTCAAGTTGCAAGTAGACAAAGTCCAAGGCAGCGGAAACTTTGCTGATTGGATGATTGGAATTACTGGTGATGGTGGATTAGGTGCGACTGGCAGCACTGGGCCACAAGGAACACCGGGCGGGGCTACTGGGGCCACTGGAGAGACAGGGGCCACGGGTATCGGTAGCACTGGGGCCACGGGCCTAGAGGGTAGCACTGGGGCCACGGGTATCGGAAGTACTGGGGCCACAGGTGTGGAGGGAAGTACTGGGGCCACGGGCCTAGAGGGTAGCACTGGGGCCACGGGCTTAGATGGCAGTACTGGGGCCACGGGTTTGTCTGGAGACAAATATACAACCAGTTCAACCACTTCACTAACAATTGCAACAGGAACGCAAAGTCTAACTGTTGATACTGGGCTTGCTTTAAGCATTGGTCAATCTGTCATTATTGCAAATAGCGCGACTGACCAGATGACTGGCAGCATCGTTAGTTATAACCCATTGACTGGAGCATTGGTTGCTAATATTACCTCCATTATTGGTTCTGGAACATTTTCAAGCTGGAGCGTTTCGCTTTTAGGCGCACCCGGCCCTGCTGGTGCTACGGGTATCGGTAGCACTGGGGCCACTGGGCCAATCGGTTTAGACGGAGCGACTGGGGCCACTGGAGAAGGAGCGACTGGTGCTACTGGCCCCATTTCCCCCGCTGGTGGAGATCGTTGGGCATATACCTCTGATGGAACCACCCTTATTTACAATATAACTGGTGCGATTTCCACCCTTTCAACTGCGTTCTTTGTTGCATTTGATGGCATCTCGCAAGATCCAAACAACTATACAATCACTGCTGGAAGCCCATACACAATCACGCTATCGACAGCACCAGCAAGCGGAGTTGTCATTGTTATTGTGTCACTAAATGGCATTCAGGGTGCAACTGGCCCATCTGGAGGCCCAACTGGGGCCACAGGTGCTACGGGCATTGGTACTCAAGGAGCCACGGGTTTGGATGGAGCGACAGGTTTGACTGGAGCAACTGGTTCTAGCACAGGAGCAACTGGGGCAGGAACGGATGCCGTGTTCTTCTTGAACGACCAATTCGTGACATCAAGTTATTCTGTCCCATTAACAAAAAACGCAATGACCGCAGGGCCGATTACAGTCAACGCAGGAGTGATTGTGACAGTACCCGCAGGATCAGTATGGACAGTAGTATAAAGGAGATAAAATTATGCCAGTAACAATTAACGGAACAACAGGAATCGTAAGTCCAAACTACACTGGGAATGGATCAGTGCCAACTGGAAGTGTATATCACTTTGCATCTTCAACTGCACCAACTGGATTTTTGATTTGTAATGGTGACGTAGTTCCAAATGGTAGCGGAACTATTCAAGGCGTAACTGCTGATTTTTCTGCACTATACACTATTCTTAATACAACGTATGGTGCTGCTGGAGCTTTGCCAGATTTAAGAGGATATTTTGTTAGAGGAAGTGGAACAAATTCAGATGGAACTGCTGCTGGAACACTTGGATCAAAAATTGCAGATGCTTATAAATCACACAAGCATACGACATACCAAGGGAATAATGGAACGTATGGGCAAACAAGTGGAACTGGGCCAACAAGCACTAGTGGATTTTATATTACTATTGGAAACGGAAATGCCCCGACAGCAGAAACTAGTTCTATAGGAGATACTGAAACTCGTCCTAAAAATATGGCTTTATTGCCTTGCATTAAATACTAAAATAATATGGCAACATCATTAACACTACAAAACGATGCGTCTTTAGCGCAGGGATACGTTAAAGTCAACGGAACGACATCTGCGACATTTACGACGAGTGGCATCACAGGAAACTTGGTTGGGAATGTGACTGGCAACGTGACTGGAAATTCTGATACTGCTACCAAGCTATCAACTACGACTGGTTCTGCTCCATCTTACGCTTGCCGAGCATGGGTGAATTTTGATGGAACTGGCAGTATTGGGGTTAATCAAACTATCAGAGCAAACGGAAACGTATCTTCTGTTTTAAAAAATGCCGCTGGTGATTATACGATTACATTTACTACAGCAATGGCTGATGCTAATTATAGTGCAGTTGGAACAGCAAGAATGAGTGGAACATTAGGCAGTAGTGCTGATAGTAGAATTTTACAGACACGGACATTTGCAACAGGAACATTGCAAGTGTATTGCACTAATGGCCCATCAAACAATGGTTCAGACAGCAACGTAATTTGCGTTCAAATCTTCTCATAATATGCCAACAACAATCACATCCGCAGGAGTAACTTTTACCGACACAACTACGCTGACGAGTGCGGATGGAGTTCCATCAGCACTTAAACTAACCACAGCACGGACGATTAACGGAGTTTCATTTGATGGAACTGGAAATATCACAATCCCTGCGACATCAATTAGTGGAGCTAACGTAGCCAAAGCATGGGTGAATTTTAATGGGAAACTTACTGGCACTATACCACCAAGATCGTCATACAATGTTTCTAGCGTTACAAAAACTGCACAGGGGTATTTTACAATTACATTCACAACTCCAATGGCTAATGCAAATTATGTTGTAACAGGATCAGCAGAAATAAGTAATGGAGGGGCTTTGTTAGGTGGAGCAATGGTAGGAATTAACAACGCAATACCTCCAACTATAAATGCTGTAAGTATTTATGTTATTAACGATGGTGGTATATTAGCGGATAGCTTTTGGACTTGCGCTCAAATCTTTGGAAACTAATTTTATGCTTATCACTTACCCACAACCAAACGGACAAGTAGCAGTAGTCATCCCATGCGGTGACGTTAATAACGCAATCAAAGACGTTCCAGAAGGAGTAGAATACAAGATCGTTGAGTCAGTTGACATTGATAACGACTACTTCAATGCATACGAGTTTGACGCTGAAACTGGCGCAAAGGTAAACATTGAGAAGGCGAAGGCTATTCATCTTGATAAGTTCCGTTCTGCTCGTTCACCAAAGTTGCAAAAACTCGACATCGACTTTATGAAGGCAGTTGAGGGTAACGACGAAGCAAAGAAAGCTGAAATCGTTGCTGCGAAGCAAGCGTTGCGTGACGTTACGTTGACTCCACTTCCAGATGACCTAGCAGGAATTAAAGCCACTTGGCCTGACATTCTTAATTGACATTAATTAACAACAAAACTAAAATAAAATTATGGCACTCACAAAAGCAACACAAGCAGTAATTGCAGTAGATATCTGCACAACGGATACGGCACAGACGATCACTGGCGTTAAGACGTTCACTAACGCTATTTCTGCACCTAACATTCCTGCTGCCAACATGGTAACAACGGATACCGCACAGACGATCACTGGCGTTAAGACATTCACTAGCGCGATTTCTGCTCCTAATATTCCTGCTGCCAACATGGTAACAACAGATACGGCACAAACGATCACTGGAGTTAAGACCATTTCAAACGACACGCTTATCAACGGACTTACTGTTGGTAAAGGTGGTGGAAATATCGCATCAAACACAGCATCAGGTGCATCAGCACTCGCAGCCAACACAACTGGAACTGCAAATACCGCAGTCGGAGCAAGCTCACTCAATGTCAACACAACTGGTGCATCAAATACCGCAGTCGGAGCAAGCGCACTGCAAGCAAATACAACTGGTATTCAAAACATTGCAGTTGGTGTAAACGCACTTCAATCAAACACAACTGGAAACTACAACACGGCAAGCGGAACAAGCGCACTGCAAGCAAATACAACTGGTGCATCAAATACCGCAGTCGGAGCAAACGCACTTCAATCAAACACAACTGGAGATTTCAATACAGCAACTGGTGTAAATGCACTTTTTGATAACACAACTGGAATCAACAACACAGCAATTGGTTATGGTGCGCTTTTTGATAACACAACTGGAATCAACAACACAGCAATTGGTTATGGTGCGCTTTTTGATAACACTGTTGCAACCGCAAACACAGCGGTTGGAGTGACTTCGCTTCAATTCAACACAACTGGAGATTTCAATACAGCAGTTGGTTATAATGCATTAGGGGTAACCACAACTGGAAGCAATAATACAGCAATTGGATATAGTTCATTAAATATCAGTAATTACACTAATACAACTGGATTAGGCTATAATACAGATGTTACTGGCTCCAATCAAGTTCAACTTGGAAATTCCGCAACGACAACTTATGCATATGGTGCAGTCCAAAATCGTTCCGACATCAGAGATAAAGCTGATATTCGTGACACAACCCTTGGGCTTGAGTTTGTAAACGCACTTCGTCCAGTAGATTTCAAATGGGATATGCGTGAAGATTATCGCGCTAAAGCACCTAAAGCCCCAGAGCAAGATGCTACAGAATCGGAAAAGGCTGCATATAAGGTAGCAAAAGACAAGTGGCTTGAAGACGTAAAACTTGCCAACATCACTCACGATGGTTCCAAGAAACGTAGCCGCTTCCATCATGGCTTGATTGCTCAAGAAGTAAAAGCGGTTCTTGACGCTAAAGGAATTGATTTCGGTGGATTCCAAGATCACTCTGTAAAAGGTGGAGACGATGTTCTTTCTATCGGTTACGAAGAACTGATTGCTCCAATGCTCAAAGCAATTCAAGAGCTTTCCGCTAAGGTAGCTGAATTGGAAGCTAAATAATATGCCATACGCAAAGGAAAAATACGATCTCCCCTCTGGATTTACGGATCTTGGGGAGGAAGTAAAGCCAATGTCAATGCCAGAAATGGCAATGCCTAAAAGCGACTACCACTACCCATCCCTATATTTCGAGAACGCAGAGGGGCTTAAAAACCTTCCTAAAGAGGGTGCAGCTACCATCTACTTCCGAAAGACTATGGAGAAGGATGAGACTACAATGCGCGATGGCAAGACCGAAAAGCGTCATTGTGTTGAGTTGTGTATCTGTGGCATTAAATCCAATGGATCCTCCGAAATGGAAATGGAAGATGAGATGGACGATGAAGAAGCAATCGACTCTGGACTAGAAGAGGCTGAATCTGCAAAACCAACAACTAAAATCGAGATTGAAATCGGTGGTGAAGAAGACGAGGATTAATTTATATGGCAAAACCAACAACTGAGGCAGTAATGCCCGAACCCGAAATGGGAATGGATCTCCCTGAAGACATGAGCGGAATCCCTTCTCCAATGGCAGAAGAGGGTGCTGTCACTATTTCTGTAGCCAAGTCTAAATTTGACGAACTGCACAGCATTGCCATGCAACTTGCAGGAGTGATTGATGCTCTTGCCGCTGATGTTGAGGGTCAAAAAGCCATGACTGAATCGCTTGCAGGTAATGTTCCTGCTGCTGAAAATGCAGCAATGGCAAGTGAAGAAGATTTTCTGAATTCTATTGCATCCGAGGGTTCCATGCGCTAATTTATCGTCATGTTTGTCGAACAAATCTTTGAGGAATGTGCGGAGATTTTAGGAACTACTGACGAGAAAAGAGTTTACCGCAAAATCACGCAAGCTGTCCAGACGCTTATGGAGTCTGGACACTGGATGCAATCCACTGCGGACGTTGATGTTTGCACAGGTTGGGATGGTTGCACTATTGCTCTTCCCCGTGGAATAGACGTTCCCCTTGCGGTAAACGTAGATGGTTCCCCAGTCTACTTCCGCAATCGTCTATTCCAATATCATGTCAATAAAGGTGGTAAATTCAACAGTGTTGAGTGGGCATGGGATGACCGAGGCTATGTTGCGACATTGATGCAAATCATCCAACCCTCGCAGTTGGTTGCCATTGCTGAGAGTGAGAATGACGTTGGTAAGATCATTCGTCTTACTGGAACTGATTCTAATAATCGAGATTTGCGTAGCCAATTAAAAGACGGAACTGGCGTTGATGGTCTTCTCATCCCAATCCATTCGCAGAGTGACTTTGCTTACGGAACAATTGCTCCAGACGATGCCACTATCCGCACCCGTGAGGTTGCTGTAACCCCGATTGGCAAGTTTGTGTCCGCAACCCCTCACACGCTTGATTCTGGGCAAGGAATGGCAATTACGGCGATTTCTGGCACTATCCCAGTTCCACTTTCCAATGGTCAGGTCTATTACATTGGTGTTCTGGATGCGCTAACCATTCAAATTTTCAACGATTCCCTCAACGCACAAGCAGGTAATTATCCACTTTCCCTCCAAAGTATAGTAGGAGCAGGGCCATTGAAATTCCTAGACTCTAGGACTTCATTTGTCGTGACTGCTCTTCAATTCGCGTCTGCTCCTACTATCGAAATAACAACAGCAAATCCGCTTACATTCCCATCTGGTCAGACATTGCCAATTGGAATTCGTTCTGGGGTTACATATTTTGGAAATCTGCTAGACGCAACGCACCTTCAGATTTTTAGTTCTATTTCTGACGCTCAAGCAAATGTTAACGAGGTTCACACGACTGGATCCACAAACCCAATCAACGTCGATATCCGAAAGGAAATCGTGCCAGAGACAAAGTTGACATTTAGTATAGATCACTTGCTTACCCAAGGTGATCAAGTCCAAGTTTTCACATCTGGTGGAACGCTTCCACAACCTCTGTTGTCGAATCAAAACTACTTTGTAAATATCGTAGATACAAAAGCGGTTTCGATCCATACGACACAAGCGGACGCACTTGCATCTTCTCCCACTAACTTTGTAAACCCAATTAAGATTACTTCCGCTGGAGTTGGTACAATTTCACTCATTAAGTTAATTCCAGCATCTGCTGTGGCAGGAGAGGCTAGTCAGATCACCGCGCCGGGTCTTTCTATTGCGTCTCCATCTGGAGCGGGAGCAAACTTCACTCCAATCGTTGTTGGAAGTGTTACCTCCGTTAACTTGTCCGATCAAGGATCTGGGTACACTGCCGATCCGACAGTGACATTTTCCGCTCCTCCAGCACCACCATCTGGAAGCACAATTTCCGTTAGAACTGCGACTGGATATGCTATTCGCAATTCTATCACCTACCAGTTGTCATCGATTGTGATTGATGACCCCGGATTTGGCTACACAACCGCACCTTCTGTAACAATTTCCGCTCCCCCTGTATCTCCATTAATTAACATTACATCAATGGTTACAAATGGTATTACAGTTACTGTTAATACATCTGGCAATCATAGCTATAGAACTGGTGATACAGTTACAATATCTGGAGCAGATCAATCCGCTTACAATGGTGATTTCGTTGTAACAGTATTAAGTTCAACTTCATTTACCATTCAATTGGTTACAGAAATTGGACAAACATTTTCAGTTACTGCTTTAACCCGCACATCAACCACCGCAACTGCAACAACATCTGCTGCACATGGGTTTGCTGCTGGTCAGGTTATTGCAATCAGTGGTGCTGACCCAGATGGATACAATGGAAATAAAACGCTATTAACAGCATCTGGAACAACATTCACATACACAGTTTCATCTGCGCTTTCCACACCTGCAACTGGTTCTATTCAAGCATTTTCATCTCCTGCAACTGGAACATTAAAGGTTAAACTAAAAACAGGAACTCAAGCGGTTGCTAATGCGACCATTCAGACATCATTTGTTGTTGGATTCACTCAAATTTCTGGAGGTTCTGGATATTTAAATGCTCCGCAGATTGAAATAACTGGTGGTGGTGGATCTGGAGCGACCGCAACAGCAAACATTGCTGGTGGTGTTGTGACTTCATTGAATGTTGTTACTAGTGGAACTGGATACACAACTCCACCGACAGTATCAATCACACCATCCACTGGTGTATTCGTACAATTCTCTTCGACTGGCACACTTCCATCCCCATTACTTTCTGGAACATCGTATCGCGCAGAAACACCATTAAATCCATC